CTATATTTAATTTCCATTCATCTCCTGCATCATCACCTTCATCAGCCATTAATGTAATAGCTAAACCTGCACCCTCAGTTGCAGCTATCTTTAGTGAATCGGTTGTAGTTTCATCATAACTAATTGCTACATTTGAATCTGAACCAAATATTAATTGTTCATTGTCAATAATTAATATATCATCGCTAAATTGAAATAAATCAGCAGAAGTATCCCAAGACAATACTCCTGAGTTAGTATCGCTTGAATTAAAAGTTAAAGTTGTGTCACTATTAAGTGTTCCAAAAGTTGTACCACTTACTGTTTTTGACCCTATAGTAACAGTATTACCAATTAAACTAGTAACAACACCACCTTCATTGGCTGTACCATCATGTGTGTGTCCACTACTTGCTTGAAAGGCTGCTAATAGTTGGTCAAATTCATCATTACTATCTGCAGCTGATATTACGTCACCATCTGTATAAGATGATTGTCGTGTATACGTTGCTCCCATTTACCTTCTTGCTCCTACCTGATATTCTAATTGAAATCCCTTTAATGAATAGGGTGCTGTTGTAGCATTATCATTTACTCTTAACGCCACTGCAAAGCCTGAACCTTCTACAGGTTGTCTTAACAATGGTTGTGATGCACCACCGTATGTAGGTGTTCCATATGTTGATGTACCATATATAGCTACAACATCTGACGAATCTAATGCATATGCCGCAGGTCTTGCAGAATTTTTATCTTCATAATCATATCTTACAAACATATCAGCATTAATTGCTGACTCTGGTGCGTAGTTAAGTATGACACGTTGCATATGCTTTCGGATGCCCGGATCACCAAATGTTAAATCAGGACTTCTATATCGACCTGATACTTTTGTGCCATCAAAATCATTACCTTTTTCTTGTCTATGGATGTAACCATCAAAACCCCCATGTAAAGTTAACACATCCCCAGATTCTACAAATGTATCTGTACATGAAGGTTTTATACCTCTTAATTCTGCAAACTCAAAGGCTTGACCTTTCATAACACATATAACACCTCTTGTGTTATCTTCTCCTTGTCCATCTTTAGCAAAAAATATTCTGTATTGTGTTTTATCAGGTATAACAATTGATTCAAACAAAGATGCATCTATGAGGTTATCATCAAATATAGATTGTACATTTGCACTAATTGTTCCAAGTTCAACGTCACCAATTCTTGCTGTACCTGCAACTGTACGTAATCCATCAGGGCCTAAGAATATTAAGTCACCTGCAAATTCTTGAATTGTATCACCATTTACACATCCAATGTTTCTTGTAACAGGAGTCATTGAAAAGTCAGCTTGTGAACTTCCTGATAACTTAAATATTCTGTTTTCACAAAATATAAATAAATCACCACGGAATGCTTTCATTCCTACAATAGTATCATCAACTTTAATACTACCAGCACCTGTAGCTACAGAAAAATCATCTTCATCAAAAGGCAAAGAAAACACTAACTCTTGTGGTGTGCCTGACATACCTGCATAAAACATGTGGTCTTTAAAAGCTGTTACAAATTTAGCACCTGCCACTGCAGGTGGAAACAAATCTGATACAGACGCAGCAACAGCATGATCTGCGGCAACACTGTTATCAGTAGACCTTGTTACTCCTGTAAAAGCTGTAGAAGTTTTACCTGTATAAGTAAATGTTTCATTGTCTATAAGCAAAGAACCTGAACTAGCAAATTGAGAAGTATCATTAACTGTTATAGTACCACTGCCTGTCATTCCTGTTCCTGAAGCAATATTTACTATTAGAGTTGTTGACTCTCCTGTGCCTGTGCTTGCTGGTGAAACGTCTGTAGCTGACATTGCTGTATTAAATACAGTAGGAGCGTTAGCACCATCTGTAACAATTATTTTATCATTGCCATCAAAATTAAATCTTTCAAATGTGTACTTACTAGCATTTGTTCTACCTGTATCTCTTTCTGTCCAACTTTCGGAGACTGCATCATCTACAGCATGTGCTGCAGCAGATGTTGAACTTGTTGCTCTTGTTACACCTGTAAAGGTTGTAGCTGTAACTCCTGTGTATGTAAATATTTCAGAGTTAATTTGTAATGTAGCTGTTCCTGAACCCCCCGGATCAGTAAAACCTGTTGTGCTATCAACTGTAATAGTTCCTGAACCTGTCATTCCAGTTGCTTGTAGTATTTTAAGAGATAATTCAGTAGAAGCAGAACTAAATATTTTTTCACCTCTAGCAGCTACAATTTTATTTGCAAAACTTACAACCATTAAAACTTTTTCACTACTAGCTGAAGTTTGAGGTACTATGTGATTTACATGTTTTCTAAAACCATTTATTCTTTTGTAGCCCCCACTAATATCAGGTTCAAAGTTTAATAACTCTAAAGCCTGTCCGGGTTGCATAATAAATGTTGACTTATTTTTAACAAGTCCACCTTCACACACAAAAGCAAATGGTTGTGTTTGAGAAAGGTCAGCCATCTACACGGCTCGCATATAATTTTTACGATTAATCAATTCAATTCTCATTCTTTTTACGCCATCATCAAATTCTTTGGCTGCAAACTGGGCATTTTGTAAATCAGATCGTAGCATAAAAGCATAGTACCTTGCTCTGGCTATAATTACAGACTCAAACCGTGTTGGTATAACAGATGTATCATCGTGAGAAGATAAAGCTGTATTAGTAACATAGTAATCAAATTTAATTGTTAAATTATCACTATCAGGTATAGGGCTAAAACCTATTTCATCATTGTAAGTTGTGTACACATAATCTGGAACACCTAACTTGTCTGTGCTTGTAGAAGTATCTCTTTCTCTGTAATTATCGTTCCACTCTTCGTATGTAAGAAAGTCTAATTTTTGAGGGGTTATGTCAGCTTCAGTCATAGTGACCAGACCAAAATAAGCGTCAGACCCTGAAGCTTCTGCTAATGTTATGTAATGTGTTGCAGCAGTTGCAGTAAAAGCAAATGTCGTATAGGATGAATCATTTGTGTTACTTAAAGTAATAGTTTGGGATTTTGTTTGCGACCCACCTGATGATGTGCCTATGGTAACAGTAGATGTAGCACCAGTTAACTTAACAATAACATCGTAGGATGCTCCTACTACAAGATCATTAATTGCCTGTGTGACAGAAGCACTGGTTAATTTTAATGTGTTGCCAAACTTAGAACTGGCTGCAGGACTTCCTGATACTGTTGTCCAACTTGTTATACTTGCTGAACCACTTATTTCAAAGTCACCGTTTGTTATATAATCTTTGGGTTGTAAAAACACAGTATCATAGTCTAGGTACTTTACAGTTGACGCTATTGTGCTGTATGCGTATAACTGTTTACCTGATGTAAGGTCAAGTGAACCTTCTGCTCTGGTAAACGGCCAGTTAAGTTCAGAGTTAATAACATCTGTAATAGATCGGTTAACAAAATCTTTAACAGATGTTTGAATACCTCTGGAACTAGTAAATGTAGCACTAGTCAACTCAACTTCATTTATATCTCTAAGTACGTTATTTACTAATATTAGATACGTGCTTGCCATTTTGTTTCTCTAATTTTACAATTAACTTGTAAATGTCTTTGAAGTTATGTTGGATTTCTTTTACTTGCTGATCTGTTTTAGCTTTCTTAACAGCAAAATTTTGAGCATCTTGTAAAAACTGTTTCATGTTATAGTATACAGGTTTACGACTGTTCTTGCAACCCCATAAATACAAGGTAGATTACCCCCACCACTGCCCCAGTAAATACGATAGCACCCAATATAATTCCAGACACATTTACAATACCTCTTATTTTTTCTTGTCTAGCATAAACCATCTCTTGACGTTGTTTCCTAATCTTTGCTTGCATCTTTAACAAGTCATTCCATGAATTAGGGCCGTGAGTTAAATTTATCCAGTTTCGTAACTCCTCTTCCATTTCGTCTGCTTTTTTCTTAGCAGCAAAAGCATCCATTGCTTCTTTTTCGATTGATGAATTAAAAAATAACTTTTTAAATATTGGAGGGTTTTTAGTGTTGTTTTGTGCTTGCTTTACGTCAGAGATAGCCCCCATCCACTTAGACAAATCTCCTGTCATAGATTCTATTTCACGACCTGCAGCAAAGCCTTTTTTTATTAACGTAAATGCCGAACTAGCCGCAGCAATTGCAGAAATTGGATCAATCATATAAGCCTACCCATGCTTTTTAAATTGTTGTGATTTAGGCTTAAAAAATTCTGTTAATGCCCCTATATGTTTTTTTCTTTGTTTTTGGTTTTTTAACTCAAGCCTACTGCTTGCATGCGTGATATAAGCCTGTCTGCCCTGTTTGTTACTTGTTTGTGCCACCTGCTGTCCTTCATTTGGTTTCCTGCTTCAAGATGGTCACCATCTTTTATAGCCTGTATCATAAGTTTAAATTTGCAGTAACGAGGATACCCTAAATTAAACATCATATTGCAACATATTAATCGTACTGTCTCATCCATAGCATCCCAATCATCATACACTTTTCTACAATCATCTATAGTTATTTTAATATCCTGTTCAAACCATTCCATAACACGATTAGCTGCAATAGCTGTTCCAATAGGTTTACCAAACTCTTCATCTGTTCCTTTAATCAAATGACCTATGCCGCCTGTCAAAAGACCAAGATGATCCAGATAGGTCACATACTTACACCCTTCGTCTATTTTTAATTCATCATGCAGTCTATCTATAAATGTTTCCATTATTATACTTTCTCTAAAACGTGTTTATTATATAAGGTAAATAGGGATTCTATTTTTTTCTCAGCTTCCTTAACGGCACTTTCTGTCCTAACGGAACTTACAAAATTATCTTGTATTTTTTCGTTTGCTCTTTGACACTCTATTTCTAATTTTTCAACATCCTTTTTTAACGTGGTTACATCTGTATGTAACTTAACAGCAACTACAAGGGCTGTTAAAAAAAATAACAGCTGTTCCCAGTATTGTAATATCCCTTCCATAACGCATTATTTTCTCCCACTTAAAGCACTAAAACCAAAATATGCCCCTACTAAGCCACACATAGAAATGTACTGTGTCATAAGGATAGACTCTGCTTCTGCTAACCTGTCTGGGAAAGCTAAAGTCAGTATAGTTGTAAACGCCATAAGCAGAATTAACATCCATGCCATTCTCCGTTTGTTTACTTGATAAGCTAATTTATCAGGAATTAAATCCTGTGAACACCCACATGTTTCTTTTCCACATTCACATGCCATTATTTTCCTACTTTTTTCATGGCCTTTTTATGGGCTTGTGTAAAAGTTTTACCTTTTTTCATACTTTTAGTCATTTCTTTCATGTGTTTGGTAGTATGATGCTTACTATGTTTTTGCATAGTAGTTTTTTGTTTTTTAGTTAAACTCATTTTTTACCCCTAAATTTATCTAATCCTCTTATACCACAAGCACAAGTCATATTAAGCATTTGATGCTCTAGTTTTATTTTTTAAAGATTTTATTCTTTTTACAGCACTTGGATTTTCTTTTTTAAATTTTGATGCTACTTCTTTAGCTATTATTTTTTTAGTTTTCGTTCTTTGTTTAGTGTTTCTAAGGTCAGGACTACCAAAAGTTCCTAAACCTTTATTAGCTAAATCTTTTTGTATGGCATTTTGTAATTGTTTATTTAAATGTTTATTTACA